GGTGGTACTGAAACCGGTATAACAGTAACTTATCAAGATGGTAGTAACGATATAGATTTCGTAGTAGCATCTCAAACAGCAAATGACTTTACAAATACTCTAAAATCTAAATTAGATGGAATTGATGTAAGTGCAGATGTAAACAGAACAGATTCGGCAATAAAAAGTAGTATCGGAACTGGAAATGGTAAATTCGTACCAGCATCTGGAACAAACGGACATTTCTTAAAACATGATGGTTCATTTGGTTTACCATCTTATACTACAAATACAGATGTTGATGTATCGATAGCAAATCTTAAAATTAAATTAGCTGGTGGTTTTGGAGGTAATGCAGTTTCAATTGGTGATTCGGGTGATACAGTAACAATTCCTGGTAACTTAACAGTAACCGGAACAACAACTACAAATAATGTAGAAACTGTATCCACATCAAATGGTGTTGTATTCGAAGGAAACGCAGCAGATGATAACGAAGTAACATTATTAGCGGCAACAGTATCTTCTGATAGAACAATAACTTTACCAGATGCAACTGGAACAATCGCTTTAACATCAAGTACGGTAGCTAACTCAACATTATCAGCAAATTCAACATTAGCTGGTGGTTTGGCAATCGGAACTGGTCGAAATGATTCAGCAAATCAAATTGTAAGAACACAAGCTAACGGATATGCAGATTTTGGTTGGATAAATACAACATCGGGTACTGCTAGTGGAACATTATCTCGTATATATTGTTCACAAGATGGGTATGTTAGATATTTATCTCCTTCCAATTTCTTATCATCTATTGGTATTGCGGCAGGTGCAACGAATGTAAGTAATAACAATCAAATTACGAATGGTGCTGGATATATCACATCATTTGATATTACTGCACAAACGGATAGTAAATATCTTAGAAGTAATGCAACAGATACAGCAAGTGGAGCTATAACATTCTCTAACTCAACTGCATCAACAACTAAAACAACCGGAGCAGTTATAGTGACTGGTGGTGTTGGTATTAGTGGAGCATTAAACGTAGGTGGAGATATTGTAGCATACGCTTCTTCAGATGAAAGATTAAAAGATAACATTGAATTAATTTCAAACCCAATAGAAAAAGTTAAACAATTAAAAGGTGTAACTTGGGATTGGAATTCAAACGCTGATATATTACAACAAACATTACCAAATGTTGGTGTAATTGCACAAGATGTTGAAAAAATACTCCCTCAGTTGGTAATTGATAGAGATAATGGATTTAAAGGAGTTGATTACGCAAAACTTACTGGATTACTTATCGAAGCTATTAAAGAACAACAAGTACAAATTGAGGAATTAAAAAACAAAATATCATAACATTATCGTTTAACCTTATATAAGGTTCTTCAGTAACGTTACGAAATTTTTGATAAACTTACTAAATACATATATATCTTTATATAAAGGTCTTGTATTAGGTAGGCAGGACTGTAATTTATTAATTAGGAAAATATTGTCATATATATGGCTCAGGTAGTTAAGTTAAAAAGAACCTCGGTAGAAGGTAGGAAACCAACAACATCTAATATTGAATTAGGTGAATTGGCAATTAATACATTTGATGGTAAGATTTATTTTGAAAAAAATAATGGCTCTCCTTCAATACGAGAAATAGCTACACAAGATTCATATCACCTTTATACTTCTTCATTAGATTCTAGATATGTTAACCTCACAGGTAACGAAACCATAGCAGGTAACAAAACATTCTCAAATAACATAACGATTTCAGGAAACCTCTCAGTAGAGGGTACTACAACAACAATAGATTCTACTACTCTTAATATAGGAGATAATACCTTAGAACTTAACTATGGTGGTTCTCAAACAACTGGAGGTATCTTAGTAAAGGATGCAACTGGTAGTTCAACTGTAAGTGGTTCTTTATTATGGGATTCTTCAAATGATTTTTGGAAAGCAGGAAAATTAGGTTCTGAATCAGAAGTAATTACTACATCTAATATAGTAACAAACTTACCAACTGGAACAATAAGTGGTTCATCTCAAATATCACTTAGTGGATTTAATACTTCACAATTATCTGAAAACACAAACCTTTATTATACCAATGCAAGAGTAAAAACTAAATTAAATGCGGATGCTGTAGTAAGTGGTAGTAATTTAGATGGAATGACCGTAAGTGGTTCATTTAGTGGTTCATTCCAAGGAGATGGTAGTAACCTAACAGGATTATCAGTAGACCAAGTTGCAACAGTAACAGATACATTTTCAAATGTAACTTCTAAAGTAGTAACTCACAACTTTGGTACTAAAAATGTAATAGTAACAGTATATGGTGATGATGATTCGTATTTCATCCCAAGTTCAATAGTAACAACGAATACCAATCAAGTAACAGTAACATTTGCAAGTACTGAGAGTGGTAGGATAGTAGTTGCAAAGGGTGGACACGTTGTACAAGGTACGGCATCAGATGCTAACCTATTAGATGGAGAAGATGGAACATATTACCTAAATTATGGTAACTTTACAAATATTCCAAGTGGAATCGTTAGTGGTTCAACACAATTAAATAGTACTACAATATCTGCTCTAAATCTTAATGCACCCGTTTTCGCAACAGGAACAAACTCACCTTATTTCACAGAAGTTAGATATAATAACTCCAACGTTATGGAGTTCAATCAAATGTATCTTGGAAACGCAAGTGGTGATTATCTAGAAACAAACGAATACCAAAAAGTAGTTACAATAGTACCAGGTGCCAATAGTCAAAACTATCAAATTCTTGGTAGAATAACTGCACAAAGTGGAGGAGCAACCCATATTGTTAATTTTAATGCAGCATTAAGAAGTAATACACTTCCTGATTTAGATTGGGGTATTACATATGATGATAACTTTAATATTGATAAGTACATAGAGCCACAACTTTGGACAAAAGAAACATCTACTGCAGGATTTATATTTGCTTTCAAAGTACTTAAAAAAATATTTGGAACTGTTACGGTAGATATGCAAGTTATTCCAAGAGACTCTAATCATCTATCCAACGTTAGTGTTAATAGTGTACAATCAAGTGAACAAGATTCAATAGATTCTGGATATACTGCAAACACTTTCGATAGATCATTTAGTATAAATGGTAGTAATGCATTATTTACAAATGGAATCGTTAGTGGTTCATCTCAAATCTCAGATTTAACAACTCATAAACAAACAGTTACTGGTGCAACTTCATATGTAGTAGACCACAACTTAGATGAACAATATCCAATAGTTCAAGCATGGAATACTGTAACTTCAAAACAAGAATTACCTAATTCCATAACAACAAACTCAGTAAATAGGGTAACTGTTGATTTTTCTACAACTTTTGCAGGAAAGATAATCGTAAAAAAATAATTTATGATATACGATGTGTATTACACAACTGGTGGAGGCCCTTGGGTAAATGCTGGTACTGATACGTGGGTAAATTTATGGTTAGAGTTAATCGTATCTAAATTAGATGTAAAACCTATACTTCTTTTACATAGAAACAAACCAAAAGGACATGATAATTTTGAATTCCCAATAGAAGCTCATTGGCATGGTGATGATATTGATAAATTTGAAGAATTATGTAATGGTGCACGTAGAATTAACATATTACATGGACATTATACTCCAATGAAAGTAATAGTAGAGAATAAACACAAAATACATTCAAATGTATTACACAACTCGGTAGATCATATATTAAAATCATCATTTGGAAACGATAGTTCATTTGTACAACACCCATATATGGATTCAATGTGGGAAACTGAAATAAATGAGATATCAAAACATTCTATATGGGTTGGTTTATTTGATATATTGATAGAAAACAAAAATATACCTAATTTTTACGAATTTAAACAAAACTTACCATTATCTGATTCAAAACGAATTGGATTTGCAGCAAGAAGTGAAGGTAGAAAGAATCCACGTTACTTAGATGGACTTCCATCATATGTATTCACCAATTCAAGTGAATTTAATGTTCTTTGGAAAAATGGATTGAAAATGGATACTCGTAAAATGAAAACTTATCATTATAAGTCTGAATTCAGAGATGTATTCTATAACATGGATTGGGGTATCTCACATTCATGTTTTAACAACGAACCGTTTGGATATGGTATATTTGAATCAGTAGATTATGGTAAATTACCAATTTTACACAAGACTTGGTGTAAAGATTTTAATTATCCTTACCGTGCATCATCTAAAAAAGAATTTGGTGATATTTATAGAGAGTTAATAGATACTCCTTATGAAGAAAAGAATCAATGGTTCTTATCTTTAAAATCATATATGAAAGAAAATTTCACAAATAAGGATAAGTGGATAGACGAATTAGTTTATATTTATAATATATAGGAAACAACAACATGGCAAGAAGTTCAGGAGATACACTTAGTTTAAATGGTTTAGCAGGAGCACGTGGAATTACACAAAGTTCGAATGTATCATTAAACGCAATTAATAGTTCTGCAGGAACTATTGTAAAGTTAGATGATTATGCAATTGATGCAGTAAATTCAACTTTGGGAGGATTTACATATGCAGTAGAAGCTACTAATGAAACATATAATATGACTTTCTCAGGAGCAGGTTCTAAGTTTAATCAGATATCTTCAAGATATCAAAACTTTACTTGGTCAGTAACTCCAACTTTCAATTCTAATGCAAATACTGCTGGTTTTTTAAGTATTGCTGCAAATCAAGATTTAAGTGCAGTAATTACAGTTGGTTCAATAAACCCACAAGGAGCAAGTTCACAAACAACCTTATTAGGAGCACAATCACATACACTTAATGGAAAATTTAATGATGGTTTTAATGACCACGCAACAAGATACAATACGGATATACCAAAAACTGTTTATGCAGTAGATTCATATGATGGAAACTCAGCAGCATTGTGTTTAACTACCGATTCACCTGTAACATTATCAGATGGTACTATTATAGAAGTTGGAGATTTAGAAGAAGGGGATGAGTTGAGAGGATTTTCAATCGGAGGATTGGGAACGGATGAAAGTACATTTTTAGATTGGTCAGCTAGTTCATTAACAACAACTGCAGAAGATGTATCTGTTGAAAACTTAGTATATTCATTTGCTAGTAGACATTATAACATAAACGATGGGGAGGTAACTGCAACTGCAGAACACCCAATGTTAGTTAAAGATGGAGCTGATGGTGAATATAGATTCAAAGAAATGATGAACATCGATACAGACGATAAATTAATTAAAGAAGTTTCGGGTAATATTACTGAAGTTGATGTTACTTCTATTGTTGCTGTAAATCAAACGAGAGAAATAGTATCAATCGATGTTGAAACAAATGATACATATTTAGTTAATGGGTATATAACTCATAATAAAGGAGGAAATTCACATTCGGATGAAACAGGTGGTAGTGCACCAACATCATTAGTATGGACAAATGCTACTCTTAAATTATCTTGGACAGGAGATGGTACAAATAATGTATATGATGTACAAATAGATAATAATGCAGATTTTTCTTCTCCATTGATTAGTGAAACATTGTGGTCAAACGTATTTTTACAAACCACAGAAATAGGAGATTCATTTGATATTGGAACTGGTACTAGATATGCAAGAGTAAGACAATACTCAACAAATGGGTTATTGAGTCCCTACTCAAGTGTACTAACATTTACAGTTAGTTAGAAATAAATTTAACGTTTGAGAAAAATCTATATATTTATATATATTACATAACAATTCACAAAAATAAAAAAAGATGGCGAAAGCACTTAAGTTTACAAAAGAAGAAGTACAATCGATAACCGATTTAAGACAAGATGTTGCAAATGTATTTACAAGATTGGGACAATTACAAATCGAAAAGAAAAGAAGAATCGATGAACTTGAAGTAGTTGAACAAGATTTATTAAATCAACACTCAGCATTAGTAGAGAAAGAACAGAGTATGTTTAAAGGTTTAAATGATGTATATGGTGATGGAAATTTTGATCCTGAAACCAATATATTTACACCAGTAGAAAAAGATTCAAAAGTTACTAAGGAAGAACAATCATAAATTGGTTTTTAGATAAATTAGATTATACTTATATAAGAGTATCAACATTCAACACAATATAACAAGGAGTAAATAACATGGCAGAAAAAATTGTATCACCTGGGGTTTTTACGAGAGAAAATGACCTTTCTTTCTTATCACAAGGAGTTGGCGAAATCGGAGCAGCTGTAATAGGACCTTTTCACAAAGGACCAGCATTCGTACCAACTATTGTTAACACCCAATCGGAATTCGAACAAATTTTCGGTACACCTGATGGTTCATACTATACAGGATATACCGTACAAAACTATCTTAGAGAAGCAGGAACAGTAACTATTGTTCGTGTGGGTCATCAAGGTGGTTATACACAAACAGCACCAGTCGCTATAGTAAGCGTTGATGATGCAAGTAACAGTCAAGTATTGGGAACATTATTTGAAACACATCGTGGAAGTGGAACATTGGCAGGTAGTGCACTAGTTGCATCCGTATCAGCATCCGCTTTTTCAATTACACTTGTAGGAGAATCTGCAATATCAGCTTCTATTAATCCTGCAGATGGAAATGATATAGGTGATGTGTTTGGAATTAACCCAAGAGGAACTAAAGATGGATACGCATATAACTACTTTGAGAAAGCATCAGCTGATGCAGTTGTAAGTGGACAAACACAAGTATCTTTAATTACATTGGCAGACCAAGCATTAACTAGTAATATGCAACATTCTTCTACTCCATGGATACAATCACAATTGGTATCTGGAGAAAGACACAGACTTTTCAAATTACACACAATAGGTGATGGTACTGTTTATAATAAAGAATACAAAATATCTATATTTAATGTAAAAGCAGCCGGTTCATCAAATGCAACCGATTATTCTACTTTCTCATTAATGATTAGAGGATATAAAGATACTGATAAAAGAAAATCAGTATTAGAAACATATAATAACTTAAACTTAGACCCAGCTTCTCCTAATTACATTAAAAAAGTAATTGGTGATAGAAACTTAGTTATTGATTCAAATGGAAAACAAACTGAAAATGGTGATTACCCTAACCGTTCTAAATTCGTAAGAGTAGAATGTGTTGCAGAGGGAGCTCACCCTATCGTTGCAGGACCATTTGGACACGATAAGTATTACAACCCAATTTTTGTTGGTAATATTGGTGCACACGGATTAGGTGAATCAATTATACCATCAGTATTATTTAATACCGGTTCTGATGCTAACACATCTTCTAAAAATGTATCATTTAGTGGTATTGATTTAGAAACTGCACAAGTTAAGATAGATAACAACAATTACCTATCTCCAATACCTACATCAGCAACACAAGGTGGAAACACAGTATTTGCATTTGATGGAACAGTAAGTGTAGTTGGAGGAACTAAGGCATTTGGATTTGAACTTACCGGTTCACTTTCATCTGATATGAACAAAAGACAATTCTCAGTAGGTTTCCAAGGTGGATTTGATGGAATAGACCCAACAATATCTATCGATTTAGGAGCTGATATATCAAGTGGTAACTCACAAGGGTTCAACTTATCAACTTCAACTGCAGTAGGTTCAGTTGCATATGTGAAAGCAATTGCAGCAGTATCTAACCCAGATGATTTTGATATCAACTTGGTATCTGTACCTGGAATCGTAAGAAGACATCACTCATATGTATTTGATAAAGCAGTTGATATGTGTGAAGCTAGAGAAGATTGTTTCTTCATTGGTGATACGACTGGTGCAGGTGATACAATATCACAAGCAATCGAACAAGGAGCCGCAATTGATTCTAACTACGTAGGTACATACTACCCATGGGTTAAAACAATCGATTCAAGAACTAACAAGTTAATTTCAGTTCCACCATCAGTATTGATGCCTGGGATATATGCTTCTAACGATGCAGTTGCAGCCGAATGGTTTGCACCTGCAGGTTTAAATAGAGGTGGTATAGTAGGTGCTATATCTGTATTAAACAGATTAACACATGCTGAAAGAGATGAATTATATGAAGGAAAAATTAATCCAATCGCTCAGTTCCCTGGAGAAGGTATCGTAGCATTTGGACAAAAGACTCTTCAAGATAAAGCATCAGCACTTGATAGAATCAATGTTAGAAGATTGATGATTAAAGTTAAGAAGTATATTGCTTCAACATCAAGATACTTAGTATTTGAACAAAATACTTCTACAACAAGAGGTAAATTCTTAAATACTGTGAATCCTTATTTAGAAGGAATACAACAAAGACAAGGATTATATGCATTTAGAGTGGTAATGGACGAAAGTAATAACACACCAGATGTAATCGACAGAAATATATTGGCTGGACAGATTTTCTTACAACCAACTAAAACTGCTGAATTCATCGTGTTAGACTTTAATATTTTACCAACTGGAGCATCTTTTACGGCATAATTAATTAAAAACTAAAAATCTATATATTTATTAATATAATAGGAGAAAAACAACATGGCAGAAGTATTAGAATTTAACGATATGTTTTATACCAATTTCGAACCAAAGATGAAAAATCGTTTCATCATGGAAATCGATGGTATACCTTCATACTTAATAAAAACAGCAAATAGACCTTCAATTCAGTTTGAAACTATAACCCTAGACCACATTAACGTTAAACGTAAATTAAAAGGTAAGGGAGAATGGCAAGATGTAGAGATTACATTATTTGACCCAATCGTTCCAAGTGGAGCTCAAGCAGTAATGGAATGGGTGAGAACATCACACGAATCTATTACAGGTAGAGATGGATATGCAGATTTCTATAAGAAAGATGTACAAATCTATATGTTAGGACCAGTTGGTGATAAGATTGAACAATGGACTCTTAAAGGTGCATTTATCAATAACGCAGTGTTTAATGATTTAGATTGGAGTTCAAATGACCCAGCAGAAATCACGTTAACATTATCTTATGATTACGCAATCTTAGAATTCTAATAAACTAAGTTAAATATATTTTAGTAAAAAGGTTCTCTTAGTGAGAGCCTTTTTTTTTCTCGTTTTTTAAAAGTTATATATTTATATACGAACAAAACAATAAAGAAGTTATGGCAAAATACGATTTTCCAACGGAAGTAATAGATCTTCCATCTAAGGGTAAACTTTATCCCGAATCAAACCCTCTTTCAAAGGGTACAGTTGAAATAAAGTATATGACAGCTAAAGAAGAAGATATATTAGCATCACAGAACCTTATTAAAAAGGGAGTGGTACTTGATAAATTATTCGAATCGGTGGTTGTAGATGCTGGTGTTAATGTGGGTGATATATTCATTGGTGATAAGAATGCTATCTTATTAGCAACACGTATCTTAGGATATGGTAAGGATTATCAAGTAGAGATGACAGACCCAACATCAGGAGAAAAACAAAAAGTTAACATAGACCTTTCTAAAGTTCAAGTTAAAGAAGTATCTGATGAGAATCTAAATTCAGAAAACAGATATGAGTTTGATTTACCACTTGGTAAGAAAAAAATTATATTTAGATTACTAACACATAAAGATGAACAAGATATTAATGCTGAAATACAAGCATTAAATAGATTAACTAAAGGTGATGTGATATCACAAGATGTTACAACTCGATTACGATACATGATTCAAGATGTGGATGGTAATGAGGATAGAGCATATATTAATAATTTCGTAAAAAACAGTTTACTTGCTAGAGATTCAAGAGCTCTTAGGAAGTACATACAAGAGTTTACACCTGATTTGGATTTAACATTCAACTTTGTATCAGATGTAACCGGTGAGCAGGAGGCACTTGACATCCCATTTGGGATAGGGTTTTTTTACCCTTCCGAATGATTATAGTATCCAACTACATTCTCAGATTTGGGAAATGGTTAACTATGGTAACGGATTTACTTGGTCAGAAGTTTACTTCATGCCAATCCATTGGAGGAATTTCTATTTCAAAAAGTTATTAGAATCAAAGAAAAAAGAAAAAGAAGAACATGATAAGTCTTCCAAGAAAAAGGGAGGACGAAGTCCAAATGTAAATGTGAGGAGGTAATACTTCCTCACTTTTTTTTTGTCTTATATTTATATAAGAACAAATATATAGAATAATCAAAATGGCTAAAAAAACAATAAACGAGGGATTGGGTATTAGTAAATTTGTCGGAGACTTCTTTGATGGTGTTAAAAACAATACTACAAAGAGACATTTAGATAAAGCTAAAAAAGCTGGTATGCCTAAAGTAGTACTCGATAAGATGAAACAAATCGAAAAAGAAAAGCGTGAGTTGGATAAACTTTTCGCTGATTATAGTAAATAACATAACTTAGGAATAGACTATAATGGCAAGAAATGATGCTGAGATATTAAAAGAAGCTAAGAAGATACAAGCTGAAAAGATTGAACTTCAGAAGAAATCTATTGCGCTAACTGAAAAAGAACAAAAGCAGTTAGAATCTCTCATTTCAAAACAAAAAGAACTTAGAAAAGAAATATCAGAACTTAGACAAGAAAAGTTAGATGCATTGAAAGGTGAAGAAAGCTCTATCAAGTCAATGGGTTCTATGTATGGTGGTCTAAACCAAATGCAAAAAGAAGGTTTAGCATTAGCTGCAGAAAAAAATACTATCTCAGGAAAGGTAGGTGATCTCAATAAAGAACAGATTGCATCTATAACTAAAGTTCAAGAACTTAATAGAAGTATTGCACAATTAGGTGCAGATGATGTTGAAGGTAGAAAAGCTCTTACAAACGAGTATGATGGCCAGATGAAATCTCTTGGCACTTCTCTACATGGAAATACTAAAATTATCCAATCCTTAAAAGAACAGAATGGTTTAGCAAATAGTTACGCTAACATGAGCTCTGAACAAAAAGATTTAATACAATCTCAACATGATGTACTTGAAGGTGTAAAGAAAACTATTAAAGGTACATTGATGACCGTTAAAACTCTATATGGAAACATAACAGGAGCTGTAGGTGGTTTAATATCAGGTCTGGGTGTAGTTGTTGGTAAGATAGGAGAAGCCAATACAGAATTGGGAACTTCAATGTTCCAAACAGATGGTGTTGCAAGAAAGGCTGGTGTATTATCATTAGTATTTGGTGATGCAGTACAAAACGCTAAAGATTTAAGTGCAGCACTTGGTGATACAAACAAAGCAACGTTTGAATTACAAGCAAGTGTAGGTTTAATGTCTTCCAACATGGGTATTAGTGGTGGTGAGGCAGTTAAGTTAGTAAATGCATTTTCAATGTTGAATGGAAATTCAACTGATGTGGCATTAGATATGTCAAAAACCTCTCAAGAATTTGCAAAACAAAATGGAATCATTCCAGCCCAATTAATGGGTGATTTAGCAAATTCAACTGAAGAGTTTGCATTATTTGGTAAAGATGGTGGTAATAATATATTAGAAGCTGCTGGATATGCTGCAAAATTAGGTGTTAATATGTCCACAATTAGTGGTATAGCCGATGGATTACTTGATTTCGAATCATCTATTACTAAGGAATTAGAATTAGGTGCAATGTTAGGTAAAAACATTAATCTTAACAAAGCAAGAGAACTTGCATATAGTGGTGATATAACAGGAGCAACAAAAGAAACTCTTAAACAACTTGGTGGTGTAGCGGCATTCAATAAAATGGATTACTACCAAAAGAAACAAACAGCTGATTTATTAGGTGTATCTGTTGCAGAATTGCAGAAGATGAACACTAAAATGGAAAATGCTGGTCAATTGAGTAGTATAGTAAAAGATAAGTTTTCAGTATTTTCAGAAGTCCTTAACACGGGAATGAATAAATACCTTGGAACTGGTCTTAAAGGATTGGGTGGTATGGTTACTGCCTCAGGTCAATTAGGAACAGGATTCAAATCACTTGGACTTGATATGGGTGGTATGGTAAAATCATCTGCAGCATGGTTGAAAAATATAGTTAAAGCAGGAGCTCAGAAAGTAGCAGGATTCTTCGGAGGAAAAGCTGCATCTGCGGTAACAGATAAAGCAACATCTAGTTTAGCTGATAAAGTAAAAGTTCCAGAAACAAAGGCAGCAACAAAAGGTGGAGGAGCTGGTAAATCATTAAAGAGTCTTGCTAGTGGATTAAAAGCAATGGGTAATGCAAAAGTTCTCTTCGGAGCACTTAACTTAATACCAACTGCATTAGGATTTGTGGCAATAATAGCCGGTCTTCCTGGTATGTTGGGAGTTTCACTTTTAGGAGTAGGAGCTGGATTGGGATTAAAAGCATTGGGTCAAGGGTTTAAAGGGTTGAGTAAAGCATTCCCTGGAATACTTGCTCTTAGTTTAGCCGCATTAGGATTTATTTTAATGATTCCAGGTTCAGTTGGAATGTTATTGATGGGAGTAGCTGCACCAATAGCAGCAGCTGGAATATATGCTTTAATACCGGCATTGATTGCATTAGGAACGGCAATGGCTAGTGGAGTAGGTGCACTTGGTTTAGCAGCTTTAATTGGAATGGGTGTTGGATTGGGTTTAAGTTTTGCATTAATCGGAGCAGGAGCAATGATGATGGGTAAAGGAATACAGTTAGCCGCACAAGGATTCGCAACTTTATTACCTACATTATCCACATTCATGGCAGGTATAACTTTCACACAAGTAGCACTTGTTGGTTTATTTGCATATTCTCTTTTAGGATTAGGAGCTGCATTGGGAGTTTTAGCAGTTACATCAATGATTGCATTACCAGGATTATTAGGATTGGGATATGCAATGATGTTAGTCGGAGTAGGAGTGAGTATGTTAGGAGCTGCACTTACCGTAGTTGGAACTGCAGTTGCATCCATGAGTGAAAATATGAGTACATTTGCTACGGGATTATCTTCTGTTTTATCAGTAATAACTTTAGAAAAAGTAATAGCAATTGCTGGATTGGCAATGGCATTTATGGGACTAGCTAGTAGTTTATTAGCACTAGGAATAAGTGGTTTAGTTGCAGTACCTGTTATGATGGGTATTGGATTAGCTACTATGTTGTTAGGAGTTGCATTTAATGTATTAGGAACAGGAATGCAAGCAGTTGGTTTAGGACTATCTACTATAATGACATCATTAGGTGGATTAGTTGCAATAATTGGACCGATTGGTATGTTATCACTTGCACTATTAGGATTATCAGGTGCACTAATGGGATTAGGATTATCCATGGCCTTTTTAGGTTTAGCTGGATTACCTGGATTAATAGTATTGGGAGGAATAGCAGCAATATCAGGACCAATTATAGAACTAGCTTCTTTCTTCGGACTTGGTGGAACAAGTGGTGGTGGTGAAGAAACTGGTGCATTGGAAGAAGGTTCTATGAGTGAATATGAAACCAATATGTTAAGTAAGATGGACCAATTAATACAAGCAACCACATCACAGAGAGATATTTACTTAGATAAAGATAAAGTTACCAATATAGTTATGGACCGAGGAGAACGAAGTGCAGTGAATAAATTTAAATTAAACAGAGCTTAATAAATTATGCCTACTATAATAGAACTATTTAAAAATAAAGAATTATTATTTCCAGGTGGAAGTTCAGCAGAAGGTGCAGTTAAAAAAGATTCTGAAACTTTCATAGAACAAGAAACATCAGGAATTCGTATTAAATCTTTAGTAGATGTAAATAATCCACTTATATATGGTAATGAAGCCATACGTATTGCAAATCGTTCAACACCTGCTGTTGAGGAAATGACATCCGATGTTGGAGGATCTACAGGTGATGGTGGATTGATTGGTGGAAAAATTAAAAAAGCAAGAGATTTTGTAAATGATAAATTAGGAATTCCTACAAATGCAATACCAACTAGATTAATAGGTAAACCTGAATTTAAAGATTTAAAATCTACTGATCCTGTTACATTAGATGCATATGGACCAAATGGAACATTAGTAGGTAAGTTTTTAAAAGATACAGGAGGAGGAAACCCAACAACAATTGGTAAACAAGCTCTTGGAAAAGGATTAGGTGTAGCTAAGGATGTTATAAGAGGTGCTTTATTTGGTGAAGGTGCAGGAGATGCAAGTAATGGGGCTAATTTAACTTATGCAGTAGAATCTACTTCTAACGATAATACATATTCTAGTGTAAGACAAGCTGATAGAATAGTTACCACATTAAAGGAATTAGAAAAAAATACAAAACTAGGAGGAACTAAGAAAGAGCCAGGAATAAAACTACAAACAGTTTCTCCCATTTATGGTATAAAAAGAAAAGAAGGAGATAGAGTTGGTCGTACATACGGAATGCAAGGCCTTGGATTTAATAAACATGATCCAACTAGTAAAGATAAAACAAAAAGTGGAATAGAACCGTACACAAAATCAGATGGCCCTCAAAACCTAATGATTAAAGATTATAAACTCGGTAAAGGTGATGGTATAAACACAGTATCACCATCGGATGATTATACAATGGAAGATAATGCTTTCATGAAAGTTGGTTCAGCTGACCCAATTAAAGATTTCATCCCATTATGGTTTAAAAAAATAGGTGCAGAAAAACCTGTTGTATTTAGAGCTACAATTAGTGGTTTAACGGAAACATCTACTCCTTCTTGGAGTTCTAATAAATTTGTAGGTAATCCATATTCATTTCACATGTATGATGGTGTTGAGAGAAGTTTAGCTTTCAATATTAAATTAATGGCAGCATCTCCTGTTGAATTGGGTATTATATGGGAAAAATTAAAAATATTAACATCGTATACCTACCCAACAATTGGTGCAGGATTAACAACTCCTCCAATTATAACATTCAGATTGGGTGATATGTATGTAGACAGAGAAGTACTTGTAGATTCATTAACTTATACAATACCTGATGAATCAAATTGGGAAATAGATGGTAGTATTGGATATTTACCAAAAACTATAGATGTTGCACTTTCTATGAAGTTTATAGAAGGGACAGGAGCAGAAGATAGATTATATGATATGGAAATTTCTAAAGAAGCAGTTAAGAATATAAATGCAAAACGTACCGAGGATAAAGAAGCTATAGACTTAGACACAAAAACTAGAGGTGGTAAACCTACTAAAACGACTGTAGTTAAAGAAACAACTAAAAGACAATCATCAGTTACTGTATTAAAAGGAAAAGGAAGCTCTGCATTTGGTAATGCAAAATCTGCAGCAAAGGGTGCACTTAAAAGTTTAAAAGATAAAGCTAAAGATATAAAACAAAATTTAGCTGATAAAGGAGCAGGAATTACGGATCCAGTATCAGGTCAATCTGCAGCTGCGGATAAACTTGATGGTAAATCTCCACTTGTTGCATCTAAAGAACTGGAAACAAAGAATCAGTATACAAACAAACAAGCCGATATGTTTGTAAGTTTAGGACTTATTAAGGAAGAATTCAAAGCAGTAAAAAAATCAGATATTTCATCTGATTACGGATTGTTGAATAATGAGAATACTGATTTACCAAATACAATATTCTTTACATGGAAAGACTCGTTTGGAAAACAGTATGGTATGATAGATCCATCTGGAAATGTATCAAATTTTCATTATAACCCAGCAGAAGAACCATTTAACAGTACTGAGGATGTAATTGATAGTATGCGTAAACTTAAAGGTTAAAATATAATTATGGCAAGTAGATACGAAAATAACAAAACACAAAAATTAGATGATGGTAGAGTAGTCTATCGTTCTCGAATGTATCCAAATATACCATTATCTGATAACGATATATATATTGTAACACAACAAGGAGATAGATTAGATAGTTTAGCACATCAATTTTATTCCGATACATCATTGTGGTGGATTATAGCAACAGCTAATAATGTACATGATGGTGCACTTGCTGTTCCTGATGGAACTACATTGAGAGTACCAATTAACTATCTTCAAATATTACAGAATTTTAAAAAATAAAAAGTTATAATGGGATTTCCACAATTAGGCAATATTGACCAAGTAATTCTAGATACCATCACCGCAAAGGCTGGTAATAATCTTCGAGCATCACAAACAATGCCTTGGATTAGAGTAACTTCTTGTCTTGGAGATTTTTTATCTATGGAAACTGCACCACCAAGTGATTCATTTGCAGAACGATATGGTAATACTCAAAGAAGTGGTAGAATAGGAATAGATAGCGGAGGGAATAATGTATATGCAGATGAAGATGCAAGAGGACTTAGACCTTCCCCAACAATAGATAGTATTTCTATATCACAAGGTAATGAAGGATTAAGTAAAAAATCATCATTTACAATTATATGTTATACATTAGGGCAATGTGAAAAGATAATGGAATTCTTTTTAGAACCAGGAAATATGGTTTTAGTAGAGTGGGGTGAAAATACTAACATCAGCACATCTCAGAAAACTAAAATAGAAAAATGTGCAATAGCTTCATATAATAGTTTAAAAACAGTTCAAACTAAAAGAAAAGAATCAAAAGGAACATATGATGCTGTATTAGGTGTTATTACAGGTGGTGGAATGAGTTATGGTTCTAATGAAACATATGAAATCCAAGTAGCACTAACATCAATAGGTGAATTACCTGCATATCTTCAACATCATAAAGGTATTCAAACAAAAGAGGAAAAACAGAAATCAAGTGAAACATTCTCTAGTTGGACTGTTGATGCAGAAGCGGATGTTGGTAAAAGACTTTTTTCACAAATGTTTAATGATTTACCAGCTGGAAAGCGAACTAAATTTTTAAAAAATAAAATTAACGATACATTTTATACAGATTCTATTAATTTTATTAATATGGATAAAGAAATTCGAGAAGAATTACTTGACACAGTAAAAAAAGTTAAAATATTGACAGAGGGTGAACCGATTGAAATTACTTCTGATTTACCTTTATTTACTGAAAAGAGATTTATTAGAGTAGCATTGGCGTTTTCAATATTAGATTTACAAGATGGTGTTCAAACTCATGCACCAGGAGTTTGTGGTGAAACTGATTCAACATCAAGTGGAACTATAGTTTGGCATAATACTATATGTAGAGCTCATAAAAACATGTTTTCAGCAGATTCAGATTATCTATATGTTCCAAATAAGTATGCTCCTAACTTTGATATATTGGGAGCTCTAAGGTCTGATGAGAAGTTTAAAAGTCCATTACCAACTTTGGGTGGAATGGAACTAGTAACGTCTGCAGATGCTGATAAAAATCAAACTGCTGATATTCATCCTACATCATATGGTGGTAGTAAAACATCGTATTTCCCACATAATTCCGCACTTGACTTTACAGACCAAGCTGATTATGATGGTAGTTATCTTCCATTAAAAGCAAAAGCTGGTAATTGGGGGTATTTAAGAGATTTATATATTAATTTTGATTTCTTTTGTGATACACTAGACAAAACAGGATTAGTTACCAAGGATGTATATTATGAATTATTAAATGGATTATCTTCAGGTGCTAATCTATATTGGAACTTTCAAATAATACCAAGAGGTTCTATAAATCCACATACTGCAGGAGGTGATACAGATGCGGATACATATTATAATCATGAATTAAGGAACAAAATTGCTGGAAAGAAAAAAGGAGTTAACGAATTACAAGTAGTAGATGCATCTTTTGGTGGAGATATGACATTAATGGGCTCATCTGTTGGGTTGGCAAAGTTTCAATCAAGAGGAGCTCTAACACCATTCTTATCAGCTGAACTAAACTTTGATATACCAGGAGCTATGAAAGGACAAGTAATTGGTTCTAAATTAGCAAAAAATTCAGCTTCAAAAGCTCCTGAAAACGCAAATTCTGAAGATAAAGAAATAAAATTAGATGGATTGTTTTCTAATGCAGTAGATACAGTTTTGGAAGAATTAAATTCGGTAAAAGCAGCAATTAATTCAGCTAATGAAGCAAATTCTACTACTGATGATGAAGAAGGGCCTACTGATGCTGAACAGTTAGAAGCACAAAAAGAAGCTAATTATGAATATATTGTAGCGAATGGAACTATAATTCCAAAAGTACAGGATAGAGAAGCAAATAGAGATATCGCAAAAGAATGGTACGATAAATTTTCTGGTAATAATGTTACTTTTGAAGATTTTGCAGTATGTTGTTCATGGAATGATCCAGCTGTATTAAAAAAGGTACAATTAATGAATGAAGGTTTATTAAAAGGAGGAACTTCTAGTCTAGGAAACTTAAATGTTCCTTTATTACCTATTAAATTCAATTTTACAATACATGGAATTAGTGGAATACGAGTAGGTGATACATTTAATATAATAGATTTACCTGGTAAATATAAAACAAAGGTATTTCAAGTTACCCAAGTTGCACATGATATTGCACAAAATCTATGGAGTACTAAGATTGAAGGCTCTATGAGAAATATGGAAGCAGGAACTCGTTAGATATGGATATAAATAGATACAAAAAAATAGCTAAAGGCCAAACTAGTGTTAGATACAATATTGAGACTATAATCCCACGTCCATCTGATAAGGATTATAAACGTGGGTATATTGAGCGTAATTTTGTTCAAAAAATAAATGATAAGGGTTCTCCTATATATGAGGTATCTAACACAACAAGAAATTATTATACTTCAAAACCACAATTTATTGCAGTTAAATTGAAGTGGAGAATATCAGGACCAATAGAACAACAATATGATTCTACTGGAACTATAATTGATAAAGCAGTTTCGGAATCAAATAATATTGCAATCAAGTTGGTATCAGATAAAATACCTAATTTAAAATTATACTTACCAAATTTATCACAATTTTACAAAAAATAAGTCATAAAAAGCTTGTTTATTCCAATTATTTTTCGTATATTTACTATGTAGTTTAGAGAGAGTGAGAGAGCTCTATCCAACTACAATAAACCTTAAAAA